ATGATGCAGCTTCTGTTAAAAATGATAATGCCATTAAGCAATCAATTAAAAATTTAGTATTAACTGCTCCTGGCGAAAAGCCGTTTAATTTTGCAGTAGGATCTAGAGTCAGTCAATTACTTTTTGAACCTCTAGATCCTTTTACATGTGATGCAATTCAAGAAGAAATCATAAATACAATTAGTCAATATGAACCTAGGGTCAGTCTTACTGATGTGCAAGCTGTTGCCTTTGAGCAGGGCAATAAGTTAGCGGTTACTGTAGAGTACACTATAGTAGGTCAACCTATAGTTGAGTCAATCAATTTTGTCTTACAGAGACCTGAATAATGCAACCGAATAATTTAACAGCATTAGATTTTGATGATGTAAAAGCATCGATCAAATCATATTTGCGAACGAGAAGCGAGTTCACTGATTATGATTTTGAAGGATCTACTTTAACGTATTTGATCGATACTTTAGCGTATAATACTTATTATACAGCATTTAATGCTAATATGGCATTGAACGAAGCATTTTTGCCTTCTTCAACTGTAAGAGATAATGTTGTTAATATTGCAAAGCTTTTAAATTATGTTCCTCGCTCCGTAGTTTCTTCTAAAGCATGTTTGAACCTAGAAATTCAAACTAATCAGACAAATGGTGCATATCCTACTAGTATTACGTTAAAGAAAGGATCTGTTGCGACTGGTGGAAATTTTATTTGGAATACTCTATCAGATACTACTATAGAAGTAAATACAACGACTGGAATTGCTATTTTTGATAATTTGGCAATTTCTGAAGGATCGATGGTTCAATTTACGTATACAGTAAATACTTTCCAAAAACAAACTTATAAAGTCCCTTCTGAAGATGCAGACATCTCTACTTTATCAGTAAGAGTGAAAGCAAACGAATCTGCAACATCATCAGACCTTTATAATAGAGTTGATACAGTAACCAATCTTATAGCAACTACAAGGGCATATTTCCTTGCTGAAGGTGAAGATCAACGTTATGAAATACGTTTTGGTGATGATAGTGTTGGAAGGATGGTTAAGGATGGAGAAGTTATTGTTCTTGAATATCTTGTAACTTCTGGTCCAGATGCTAATGAAGTTCAATCATTCAATTTTGTCGGTCAATTAACAGATAATCTTGGTGTTTCTTATAATGCCACTGACTTACAACTTACAGTTAAACAAAAATCTCAATTAGGTGCTACTGCAGAAACAATTGAGTCAATTAAATATAATGCTCCAAGATATTATTCTGCTCAATATAGAGCAGTCACAGCACAGGATTATGCAGTTATCACCAAAAACCTCTACTCAAATGCGGAAGCTGTTGTTGCCTACGGTGGGGATTCTCTTGTTCCTCCTGTTTACGGTAAGGTCTATGTCGCAGTTAAAACTAGAACTGGTTCGCTTCTAAACGATCAAACTAAAAAAGATATAGCAACAAAGTTACGTAGTTATGCAATGGCATCTATTGACCCTGTAGTCATAGATCCTGCAAACATTTACATCTATAATAAGATTTTTGCTTTGTATGATACTGGGTGTGGGTCAACTACATCACAGATAAAAACAGACATACAAAATGCTATTTCAGCTTGGGCAGGTCAAACCAAAATTAATAACTTTAACTCAACATTTAGAAGTCAAAGTTTTGAGAAAGCAATTACACTCTCTAATAAGTGTATTAGTGACATCTCTCTACAAACTACTATTCTAAAGTATATTAACCCTCTTACAAATCAAACTAACACCTATTGTGTTTCAACTGGTGGTGCATTGTATAACAGTGCTCCAAGCAACACTGATGGTACTACTTGTAAGAAGGAACCTATTCTTTTATCTGGCAACTTTAGGACTCTTGATAGACCTGGTGTTGATCAGTACTTTGAAGATGATGGATTTGGTAATTTGAGGACTTTCTACAATACAGGTAATAAAAAAGTTTATACCAATACTGCTGCAGGGACAGTAAATTACGATACTGGTGAAATTTGCTTTGGACCAGTAAATATCATTGGTGCAGGAGAAAATGTTCCTAATTTAACTAATTTATCCCTTACTGATGCAACTACTGGAGTTGGTAGTGTTATCGATTTAGGATTATTACCAACTAATCTTCAAATTCCAGTATTGTTTATTCCATCTAATAATTCGACCATTCCTGCGTCCACACCAGGAACTATTATCAATATTGTCAATCCAGAAGTCACAGTTACACCAATTGGAACTGTTCCTCCTGGGACAATCCCTCTAAATAGTTTGACACCAACAGTTTTCAATCAGACTCCAACATTAGTTGAAGTTCCAGTGGTTGATAATACAGGATCAGTTAACACTTCTAGTTGTTTCTAAATTAGATGACGAATATTAATAAGGTTTCATCGGCAATACAAGCCCAGACCCCAGATTTTATTGGGACGGAATACCCATTATTCAATAAATTTATTGAATATTACTATAAATCGCAGGAAAAAACGGGTCTTGGACAGAATTTAATCAATAATTTTCTAAATTATCTGGATATCGATAAATTAGATGTTGGGATATTAGATGGTGCTACAAAAGTTGTAGAAGCTATAAGTGTTACTGATGATAAGATTGTTGTAGAAAGTGTTGATGATTTTTTAACGTCAAATGGTTCAGTTTTAATTGGTGATGAAGTAATATTTTATGAGAAGACAACTGCAGCTCCTAACGTTTCTTTAAGTCCAGGTATTTCATATGAACAGGTTAAATTAAAGTGGACAGGTCTTGCTAGTCCTATTAATTCGTTTGATGGTACAACTAAAAAGTTTTCTTTAACATCACAAGATAATCCTATTGCTCCAGCATCTGCACAGCATTTAATTGTAAGTCTTTATGGAAAAGTATTGATTCCTGGTGTCGATTATACTGTAGATGCTACAAGTATTGTATTTACAACTGCACCTAGAACAAAAATACCTTCTGATGATGCAACATCGACTTATATTACATTCTTAAGTGGTTTTATTGAGAATACTATTGCTCCAATTGATAATTTATCCAATTCTTTCGGAGAAGGTAAGAGTCAATTCTCTTTAACAAAGAGTGGTGCGGCATATGAACCTATTGCGGATGAATATGTTATTGCTGTATATGATAATCGTCTTTTAGTACCAAAAGTAGATTTTTGGTTAGATAAAGATCAATTTATTTTTAAAGATTCACCTTTAAATGGTAGATATCTGTCTCTATTTGCTATTGAGGCAGCAATCCCTTCTTTTGGTAGTGGTGCTGTTGGTTATGCTCGTATTAGTGATACTGGTACACTTTCTAGTATCTCTACTAGTGCTAATGGAACACAATATAGATTTGAATATCCTCCTAAAGTATCGATCAATTCAAGTTCAGGGGGTACAGGTGCAGCTGCATCTGCATTAGTCAATGGAATCAAGACAGTTTCTCTTCTTGATGGTGGTAAAGGATATAGTGATACTAATCCACCAGTTGTACAAGTACAAAGTCCAACTAAAGCTGGATCTACAATTGCAACTCTTAAGGCAACTGTTACTAGTGGTGCTATTACGGGGTTAGAGGTTACTAATTCTGGTAGTGGGTACACTTTTACACCTAGACTTACTTTTAAGCAACCTGGGGGTGCTAAACTTGCTCCTGTAACTATTTCTAGTGAATCAGTTAGTGGTGGAATTACTGTTAGTGATGGTGGTTTTGGATATACTACAGTTCCTGAAATATATGTTGATGAACCTACAGGAACCAATCCAGTTAAAGCATCGTTTAAAGCAGTTTTAACGGATGGTGCAATTTCAAGTATTCAAGTATTAAATGCTGGTCAAGGTTATACTAGTATTCCTAGAATTGCGGTTATTGACCCTGTTGGTGCTCAAGTTCTCCAAACAACAGTTGATGGTGAAGGACGTGTTATTAATATTGAACTTTTAAGTGGTGGTAGTGGATATGATGATATTCCATCTGTTTATATTGTTGATAATAGAGTAGATGCTCAAGGAAATTATGCTGGTGGTACTGGTGCAACTGCAGTAGCATCAATCTTTAATGGTAAGATTATTGATATTAATATTACCAATTTTGGTTCTGGGTATAGTTCTGCTACACCTCCAGAAATTGTTATTCAAACTCCTCCTGCTGCTCAAGCATCTGCAGAGATTGGATTAAATGAAGTTACTGGATTTACTATAAGTCAGTCTGGTAAAGAATATACTAAAGCAAGTTTTAATGGATGTGCTAGAGCAGCAAGTGGTATTAAAGAATATACTGAAGATGGTAATGCGGTATTTTCAAATAATACTACTGCAGCAATAGCAGCAGTTGATACACCAATTAAGTGTCTAGATGCATTATTTGTTAAGAGACTTTTAGACAAATATACAGAACAGTTCTTACCTGATGTTCCAAGTCTTGATTATGCTAAAATTGATGTTAGAAACGCTATTAAGACGATTAAAGACTTTTATTCGTCAAAAGGAACTTCTTATAGTGTTGCTTATCTGTTTAAACTTCTATATGGTGAAACAGTAAGTATTTCATATCCAAAAGATCAGATTATTAAGCCTTCTGCTGCTACTTGGTCTATAGATACAATTCTTCGTGCCACATTAGTTAGTGGTGATCCAACAAATATTAAAGACGGTCTGTTAACTCAAGATGCAGATATTGCAGACGCTAACGTATTAGCAGCGAGTGCTCTAGTAGAAAATTATATTTCAATTAAAACTTCTGAAGTTGAGATTTTTGAACTTATTCTTTCAGAAGAGACTATTAGTGGAGTTTTTACTGTTCCTTATAAGACAAATCTTGCTGAACCTTTATCTACAACAGATAGCATTATTACAGTTGACTCTACTATTGGTTGGCCAGAAAGAAACGGTGAATTTATTATTGGTAGTGGAACAACTACTGAAGTTGTACAATATAAAGAAAAATCACTTAACCAGTTCATTGAATGTACTCGTTCAGTAAATGGTACTGTTGAGGATTGGGATGCTGCTACACAAGTTAAATCAAATTTTAGGGTTTATCTTAATAAGGGTACAGCACAAGAAGTTGTAATGAATATTGTTGGTATTGTTGATGCTCAACAAACAACTTTAACAGATACTGGATCTTATTACTTACCTGGTGATAAACTTACAGTTTCTAAATTAGGTGGTACTGGTATTGGTTCTGAATTAAAGACTTGGTTATATAACGTTAAAAAATTAATTTCAATTACAAGTATAACATTTGGTGGTGTTAACGATCAATCTGCTACTGTTACTTGTGCTAATACTCATGGTTTGTTAGTTGGAGATCAGGTAACCATTTATGGTGCTAACCCAATTCTTTATAATGGAACATTTTTAGTAACATCTAGAGATAGTGATACTGTTTTCCAATATAATCTTCCTCAACCTGCTACAGTTATACCACAGGGTAATATTCTAGTATCTATTGACCTTAATAAAGGTAAATCAACCAATTCTGCTGTTTCAAACGCTATTAGTCCTTATACTACTAACGTTCAAAATACATTTTTCAACGATAATTATACTTATGTTGCCTCTACAGGCATTCCAAACTATAACATTGGTCCATTTCCAGGATCTGCACTTCTTCCTGGTAACCAACGTAAATTAAATAGATTCCCTAAAGTACCAACTACAATTTCTACCAAGAGTGCAATTAATGCTGGTCCTGTTGGTACCTGGGTTAATGGTGTATCTATTTGGTCTTATAAGTCAAAAACAACTAAAACATTTGGTGCTGTAACTGGTATTGCTATTGCTAATGCTGGTCAAGGTTATGATGCTGCTTCACCCCCAACTCTTACTATTTCTGGAGGAGGAGGATCTGGTGCTGCTGCAACCGTAACAGTTAATGGTTCTATTAGTGAAATTACTGTTTCTGCAGAAGGTAGCGGTTATACTTCATCTCCACTCGTTTCTATTGTTGGTGGAGGCGGTTCTGGTGCTGCTGCAACTGCGATTATCACTAAAGGTGTAGTATCACGTATTCTTATTAATGAAGGTGGTACTGGTTATACTTCTCAACCTGCTATTACAATTGTTGGTGGAGGAGGAGCTGGTGCTACAGCATCTGCTTCAGTTAGAGGTCCAATTAAATCTGTTGCTGTTTCAACTGGTGGTTCATCATATACATCTAGTCCAACAGTATCTTTAAGTTCAGGTTCAGGTGCTGTAGCACAGGCAATTGTCAATAATGGACGTATTATATCAATTGCTATTATTTCTGCTGGATCTGGATATACTACTGCCCCTGAAGTTTCTATTCAAGGTGTTGGTTTTGGTGCTATAGCAAGAGCAACTATTGATACCGATGGTGAAAATGCTGGTAGAGTAACTGGTATTACTATTGTTAACAAGGGTATTAACTATATTCAAGGTACTACAATTATCAATTTAACCTCTATTGGTAGTAGTGCTACATTTACTCCATCAGTATTCCAATGGACATATAACCTTCAAGAAACATCAACATTTGATACTGCTAAAGGAGCAGTATTTGAAGGTTATAATAATGAGTATGGTGGTGAATATGCTCATTTATCCAATCCTCAACGTATGAGGTATATTCTTGGGGATAATCTTTTTGAAAATTCTTCAGGAGATGTTCTTGAGCAAGAATCTCAATTAACACACTCACCTATTATTGGATGGGCATTTGATGGTAACCCAATTTATGGACCATATGCTTATAGTGATCCAACTGATCAAACATCCACTATTAATAGACTTAATTCATCATATAGATTAAAAACTGATTTAGTCTATGATGTTGCAACAAATCCATACCCAGTTAGAACTGCTGGTCCTTTATTGACAGATGAGGCAGCTGGTAAGTTTATTGAAGACTATGAATATGTCTTTGGATTGGGTGCTTTAGATCAATACAATGGTCGTTTTTGTAAGACACCTGATTTCCCAGAGGGTAGATATTGTTATTTTGTAACAATTGATGCTACGGCAACAGGTAGTCCAGTTTTCCCTTATGTTGTTGGTCCAAGTTATAACTCTGTTGTTGATACTTGGAACCTTTCTACATCTGCTATTCAACAGAATATTCCTACAGGTGTTGTTCGTTATAGAGATCCTTATGAGAATGTTGATATTGATGTTGAAAGGACTCCAAATGCCTCTACAAACGCTCTAACTACTGAAGGTGGTGAAATACTCCTATTTGAAGCAGAAGACGTTAATAGGGATGGTATAATAGATGCTGATGAGACTGCTAGTCCAGCTCAATTATATGAAGAGTCACCTTTACAATTATTTGATTATTTCCCCAAAGTTAAATTTGACTCTAAAGTCGATATTGAAGTTGAAACAACAACTAAATTTGAAGATGCCTCTGTAACAGGATTTACAGTTGAAAACCCAGGTAAAAATTATCAGGTTAATGACCGTCTAGAATTTGATAATACTAATACTGATGGTTCTGGTGTTTCTGCTCGTGTTTCTCGTATTAAAGGTGAAACTGTAGAATCATATACTTTTGAAAACATTGGTGGTACTAACTATGGTGTTTTAACAACAGTAACACCACATAATATTATTTCTGGTGATACGGTGTTTGTTACTTATGCACCTGTCATGGCAAATACGAACAAGACATTTATTGTTCGTCAATTTAGAGGTATTGAAGAGATTGTTATTGATCAAACTGGATCTGGATATAGCGACGAAATTCCACCATTAATTACTATTGATGGTGTTGGAACTCAAGGTGATTTACAAGCAGTTGTATCTACTGTTGGTTCTATTGATACTGTTAATATTCTTAATTCTGGTTCTGGATATACAACTAGTCCTAGGGTTATTTTAAGTCATCCTCAAGTCTTTAAGAAGTCAGATTATTACGTTTCCAAGGTTTCTAATAATAATTACGTTAAAATTAATGATATTTTTGTCAATTCCAAGAAAGAAGTCTTTACTTGTGGTACAACTGTAAAATCTAATGGTACTGACTATGTTGGATTTGTAGCAAAATTATCTGCTACTGGTGTTAAAGAATGGGAGAAGACTTTAGAAAGTGTAGATGGACTTAAATATGTTGAATTTGAGAAAATTTATGTTGATGGTAATAATGTTTGGGTAGTTGGTAATAATAAACCAAACAGCACATTATTAACTGCTTATAACCCTGATATTGTACTTTGTAAGTATACTCAAGCAGAAAATGGTTTAAGTGCTACTTTAAATTTCCAAAAAGCATATGCTGGTATTTCGGGTGCAACTCGTTCTGATAATGTAACGGCACTTAAGAAATATTCTGATACTCGTTATGTTATTGGTGGTTATACAAATACTAACTCTGCCAATCCATATGATGCATTTATTGCAACTATTGATACAACAGGTAATTTCTCGGTTAAGAGGAAGTTAGCATCTGCTAGTGCATCTGAAAAGATAACAGACTTGCTTGTTAATGGTACTGATATATTCTTTACAATGGAAACAGCAGCTACTCAAAATGCTTCTGATATTAATGTTTCCGTTGGTAAAGCAACCATTGGAACTAGTGTAATTACAGTTGATTGGGTTAAAGAAATATCAAATAGTACCTATTCATTCATGGATAGTAGTTTAGCTATTGATGAATTTAATGAACTTTATGTTGTTGCTAGTACAAGGTTAAAATCTGATGATGTAACTAAAGATAGTTTCTGGGTTGGTAAATTTGAAGCTGATGGAGATTTAATTTACAATTATCGTTATGTTGCACCAGGTAGAGATGTTGCTTGTGCTGATAGTTGTGCAATTGACATTTTTGGTGATCTTAATGTTGCATTTACAAGAACTGATAATACAACTACTCACAAAACTGTAGATACGGTTAAAATTGGTTATGATGGAAAGATTAAGAATCATACAACAAATAACTGGACTTTAAACAATATTGAAGGTATTACAGTAAAAGCATTAGATGTAGATGAATCTGGTGATATACATGTATTTGGTCAAACACAGTGGAATAGAAATGAATTCATCTATGATTTCAATGGTGGTGAACAAACAGATACAACAGGACATTATACACTGACTTCTGTTGGTGCTACTAGTGCAATAACATATGCAGATGATCGTGCCAAGATTCTTGGTTATAATCCTGCAGGTTCTAATTCTACATGGGTTAATTCATATCTTGGAATAACTTCAGCACAATTAGGTACAAAGTTAAATGATAATTGGACAATAGAATTCTTTATCTATAGATCTTCTACAGAATCACAAACATTATCTCAAACAGGTCAAACTCTAGTTGGTATTGGTGGAGCACAAGATGCTACTGGTGGATTATGGTTGGGTTATGATATTTCTTCTGGTAAGTTGCAATTAGCTGTTACTAATAGTACAACTGTACTTAATACTGCTACTCCAACTGAATCTACTCAAACAACAATGTTTGCATCTAATAGTTGGCAAGCAGTTGCTTTGAAGAAAGATGGAAATACATTTACAGTATATGTTAATGGTATTTCAGTAATTAGTGGTACTATATCTGGTACTTCACTTGGTAGTAAAGATCTTTATATTGCTAACCAAATTGGTTGGGGTTCTGGAGCAACAGATTTTGCTAAAGCAAAACAAGGTCAGTTCTATCTTGATCATTTAAGATTGAGAAATAGAGCAATAACTCCTTCAGTTCCATCTGACATGGTAGCATTGCCACCAACAGCAGCATTCCCTCTTGCTTATGATTGGGTAGATGATGCTTGGTTTACTACTGCATTAAACAGATATGATTATATTGATTATGATGCTTGGGGTCTAAAGGTTGATAAAGATGCTGATGCATCAAGGATTGCTACACAAACACTTACAACAAATACTCAAATTGGATGGACTAGAACTGCTGTTACTCCTGTAATCGGTTCTACATTAACTATTTCCAACGTTGGATATGCTTTAGGTGAAGCAGGTCTTCAATCTCTCGATTTTGATGATACAACGACTACAATGTCACAAGATACGGAGACGTTAACTTATGCTAATGATATTTGGAGTTCTAGGACTGCAACTGTTCCTTCTCCTGGTTCCCAGAAACTCAAAGTCTCTGCGGTAGTTAAAGATAGGTATTACTTTAAGGTTACTGATACAGTTAAGATTGATAATATTCAAGAGTTAACTCTGAATCAAGCATTTAACTTTACTATTGGTACTAAATTGGTATTGAATAATGATGCAGGTACCTTTATTAATAGCGGTTATATTGTTAAAAAGGATACTGCAAATAATAAGATATATCTTTCTGTCAATAATAATGCTTGGTCAGATGATTTAAATACAGGTCAACTTAAAACAGAACAGTTTGATGAGCAATCTTCATATAAGATTGTTGGACCTATTCCTGCTGATGTTAATGAAATACCAAATTATACTTTTGCTTTAGTTAATAACACTACTCCTGGAACATTTGATATCGATCTTGATGATTATGATCTAGATGGTACTGCTGCAGATATTCCTTCAACAATAAGTTCTTTGACTGCAGCAGGTACTGGATATGCTAATTCAGGTGATGCTGTTGCTACTACAGGTGGTACTGGTACTGGTTTAAAAGTTGACTTTACTGCATCTGGTGGAAATCTTACTGGAGTTACAATTGACACTCCTGGTTCTGGTTATACAGTTGGGGATGTAATTACTATCACTACTGGTGGTGCTGATGCAACATTTACAATTGCTAGTTGCACAGGAGATCTTGATAGTTATTCAAAATTTAAGACATATTCAGAATCAGATTATTCAATAAGAATTGATGAGGTTGCTGGTGGATCCCCATATATTGTTGGATCTGTTGTTACTATCACCTCTGGCGATATCTCTTGGAACGCAGCATATACAACAACTGAAATAACTGGATTAACTGGAGTATTAAAGATCACTCTAGTAGCAAATCTAACTAAACGTCTTCAGGTAACTGCAGTTGCTAATAGTGATGAAGTTTATGTAATTACAGGAACAAGTCATTACCTACAAGGTGCTGAAATGATCTATGTTGATGGTAATCCATCACAGACAGTTGGAAGTACAGTTTATGACGAATATGATGGTGCATTCCCAGTTAATCAGGTTATAAGTCCATTAGAATTTACTTATAAGTTACCTCAAGCTGCAGTAACAGATCCTGCAACATCAGCATCTAGTGTAAGCATCTTTGTTAAGTCACCAGTACTTAAAATGTACTATGGTCACCAATATTTGTTTGACTTAAGTCATTCATCAATGGTTGGAGGAAACTTATCATTTGCTAAAGATAATCTCTATAAATTGGAGTATTCTTTTAACTCTATCGAAAGAGTTGGAACTCCTGGTGTAACTGGTGGTGGACAACCTACCCCTACAGTTAAATTGAAGGTTGATAATAGTGTTGTTACAAATATTTCATACTATTTTGATCCAGGTAGAACTGGTACTGATTCTCCTGTTATTTCTGGAAGATATCTTGATGTTGTAGATTCTCCATATAAGGGAACATTTACAATTACTTCTACTGATGGTCAAACTATTACGACTGGACCTGATATAATGAAATTCCCATTGCTTAATGAGCCAGAAGGGAATGCATCGGTTTCTCAAACATCGTATAGTACAAGTTCTGTAAAAGCAGTTGGTTCTATTGATACTATTGGTATTATTAATTCTGGTGGTTTCTATACAAAATTACCAGTTGTTACTAATATTGTATCGACCAGAATTATTGAAAGAGTTCAAATTAATGCTCCAGGTACTGAATATGCAGTTGGTACCTATAATGCAGTTCCTATTAATGGTGATGGAGAAGGTGGTTTAGTTCAAATTACGGTTGCTGATGGAACTGATGATGAAGGTGTAACGATTCCTGGTCAAATTCAAAAGGTTGATGTTACTTCTCCAGGTAAAGGATATACTACTGCTACTATTGATATTGATGCAGTTAGTGGTATTCTTGGAAGTGGTTTAACTGGATCTGGTGCTGAATTAGTAGTTGTCATTCCTAATGCTGGTACAGAAGCGTCTATTTTCACAAAAGGTGATAAAGTTGGAAAAATCAAGAAACTTAAGAATAATAACTTTGGATATGATTATCCTCA